ATTGTCTGCCATTAGAGAACTCTACCCAGTACTTGGTTAGAAGAGTTAATTCTTTCTACTACAGTTGATCTAATACGTAAGGGTTCATCAACAAGTATTCTTCTCATAGACTTGATACCCTCTTGGAATACACCTTGGTGTACTGCAGCACTCTGCTCATTAGATCTAAATCTCATCATGTACATCATAGCACCATCAATGATTACATGTTTAAATCTGTCTGGAATAACTGTTGTATCATTGTAAGCAGTTAGGTCTGCAGGGAATGACCAGTAGATGTACTCAATTTCGTATGCTTCATCTGGAATAGGTGTTACACCAAACTTCTCTTCATTTGTTTGGTAGACAAGGGTAGGTGCAGAAATACCTGTTTGCTCACCTGTGTCATCAAAGTGTCTGTACCTTTGAATGTACTCATCATAAGTAATACTAGGTAAAGACATAGGTGTGTTATCAACAGATGTCAACTTCTTAAGATAAAAAGTTTGCCAGTCTGCTCTAGAATAATCTGCAGGAAAGTCATACTGTCTTGTTCCTGCAGTTAATGTTTGGGTATAAGTATTTTTTAAGAAAGGCCACTCTTGGCCTGTCTGTAAGATATTTCTAATGGAGTTATTTACTGCTTGTTTAGCCAGTGCTTGTACGTTACGTGCAGTACTGAAGCCATCCCCTGTTGTGTCTAGGGTGACATCATTCAGTCTAGTAAGTAATTCATTAACTAGTGTAACGTAATTTGCCATTACAAAAATCCTTCAGATAGCCTAAAGGGGCAAGTTTCCCTGCCCCTAAAGTTTAATTATTTATGCAAGCAAGTCACGATCAACTTCGTCTGCACCTTTGGTTGCTTCATTCACATCAACAACGATTGCCCATACACGAGCAGTCACTGTTGCTGCTGGAGCAGCACCTGCAGTACCTGTTACGTCAATGGTGTCTTCTGAAGCAATGATACCCTGTGTTTGAGTACCGAATGCAAAGTCACCTGCAGAACCACTGTCAACTGCTGTAGCAGCCATAAATGTAGTTGTGCCATCAGTAACTGTAACATCGTAGTCTGCTGAATCCATTGCATCAATCAACTCAACACCTGCTGCTAGAACAAGAGTACCTGCTCCAACAGTTGGACCTGTTACTGTACCAGTTGAAGTTGGAAGTTCAACTTGCTTTTCAACCATGATTGCTTTTGAAAGCAAAGAAGTAGATTTAGCCATAAGTTAATCCTCCCTTACGCCAAGTTATACTTAGCAGTTACCAAGGCTTCTGGCCTTAGAATTTTTCTGCCATATAGGTGCATACCACGAACGATGTCAGCAAAGCTGTCAGGATCACGATATGTTTCAGTCTTGTTGATCTGCTCTGCAGTAGCAACTGCTGAATCATGTCCACCAACAATAACACCGAAGTTATCTGCTTGGTCAGAATTGTCTACAGTATCAGAACCTGTACCAATTTGTGGTAGGTTTGAAGACTGATAGATTCTGAAGCCATGCAAGTTGTTGACGACTAGACCATTACGTAGTCCACCTGACTCACCAAAATCTGCATTTAGAAGACGTGAATCTTCGTCACGTAGAATTTCCATGAATACTGGATCAACTACAAGCCATCTACCTGATTTATCAACTTGTTGTTGATCAAGTAGACGAGCCATACGAGCTACGATCATGTTAGGTGATACGTAAGCTGTTGGTAGTGCTGTTGCACCTGGTAGACGTGCAGCAACAGGAATAGAGTCACCTGTTGAACCTGCTGTAGTCAAGTTACCGAAGTTAGGACGAGAAAGCTTCATTGAAGCAAGCAATTCGTCTGAACCTGCAGTTGTTACAGCTTTATCACCATTTACTTGGTCATTCACTGTGTCTGCTGCAGTGTGTAGTGCAGACTGTTTAAAGCCTGACAGATAACCTAGAACTTCTTGGTCATGCTGATCAGCCAAACGATATGCTGCACGATCAGTAGCCAACTGCATAAAATTGGCGTGACTGTGAGCTTCTTCGATATCATCGATCTTGAAGGCGAAGTAGTTGCTCTTGTCTACGACTAGAGAAAAGTCTTCATCATCAAGGTCTTGTGCTGTGATCTGTGTGCCACGTGCATAGGACGACACTGAAATTTCAGGTTCTTTGATAATTCTGACCGTATCACCTTGGGCAGAAATCTCTCCGAAATAATCAGAGTTCGTGATATCACCTACAACTGTGCTCTTTCTAAAAGCAAGCTGTACTTTTTTGGAATAAATGACGCTGGAGAAATTACCGTTTGGTAAATTTCCATAGCCACTTGCTGTTGTAAAAGCCATAATTAATCCTCCATGATATTTGGCTTATGAATAAAGCTTAAACACCTTGAAAGGGGCTGACGTTCCAGGGTAACACTTACGTGGGCCTGTAATAGATCAGGTAGTTCTTTACATAGTTTAGACTTTTAAAGGGAAAAGTATCGTGTAGAGGTAGTCCCTAAGGAGGCTCTACTTATAGATACACGTAGTTATATGTAACACTTTGAAAGTGTCAACCTTTTATCTGGCTGCACCAGATACATCGTAGACGAACTTACCAGACCTCATGGCCTCGTTTATCTCGTCTTGACGTTCCTCAAACTCCTTGTCTGACATCTTAGCTACATCAGATTCTTTGATCTGACCTGATGTACCTTTGGCATCAATAGAAGTACGAGATCCTTTTGTAACAGATGAAGCTGCAGCTTTACGATTATCTCTTTTGGCTGCATTTGTCATACCGTTATCAACTTTATAAAGATCAATCACACGAATCACAGAAGCAGGGTCATCCATGTTTTCATAGAGAGCATCCTTAACCCACTTAGGCTGTGCTTCTGCCCAGTCGTGGAACTCATTTGATTGTCTTAACTCATCGAAGTCATCATGAGCTTTACGAATAACATTTTCTGCTTTCATTCGTAGTGCTTCATTATGAGCTTCATCTAATTCTTGTAGACGTGATTCAGCTTTGCTGAACATCTCTTTTGCTTTCTCTGAAGCAATCTTTTCAACAATACCTGCTACATCTGGGTACTGTTTCGCCCACTCTTCGATGTCTTCGTCAGACTTAGGAGGAACAATACTTTGTTTCTTCTTTCCTTTTTCAAGAGCTTCAAGGCGTTCATTCCATTCCTTTTCTTTCTCTTGCATGTGTCTGCGTAGATCACCATAACGTTTCTTGAAAGACTTCTCTTCAGCACTTAGTCCTGCTGTGGCATCGTCTTCCTGTGCTTCCCCTTCCTGGGATGCTTGTTCTTCTTGTTGGGTATCACTTGTGGCTTGTACCTGGGTGTCCTCAGTTGTTTTGCCACTGGATTCACTTTCAGTAATTTCTTCACCACGAGCTTCTGCCTCTAATCTTGCAATCTCTTTTTCTTCTTCTTCCATACGTTTTTGTTTACGTGCGTAGTTAGACCCACGTTGAACAAACCCTGCTGTCTTAGGGGATTCCATAGTATTTAGTTCAGGCATAGTATATTCCTTATGTTGGGGCCAGGGTTGATTCCCTGGGTAGCCTTATTATTTTTTCTTTTTAGCCTTAGTCATTAGACCACCTTTGTTACCTGCTGCTGCAGATGTAACATAGTCCTGCATTGTTTGTTGTTGTTCCTCAGTACCACCTGTCGTAGTAACTTCTGAAACATTTCCAGAATCATCAAGAGTAACTTGTGTGTCCACATCTTTGTCTGCTTCTTTAGCTGCTTCTGCTAGAGCAAATAAAGGTGGATCATCATCATCCCCTGTCAGGAGGGCAGTTCTTTTCTTATTAGTCTCTGTATCTTTAAATATAAAGTTACCTTTTTTGTCCTTATCAAAGAGTAATCCTAGTCTATTCATTGTAGTCTCAGCTTTTTTATTACCATCTGCAACAATGTCTTTTAGGAATTTAACAGCTTCGTTAGACTGTGAAATATAATCTTTTACTGCATCATCAATCTGCTTTGCCTGGTCTTCCATACCTTGTGCTCTAGCAATAATGGCTGCTGCACGTAGATCAGATATTTTTTGCAGACCCATTCCAGTCTGTGCTAATCCTGCTCCAAGCATTCCTGCAGGACCAAGGGCTGCACCTGCAAGGGCAGTACCTATTCCACCAAGCTTTTCCATCTTACTTACTTCAAGTGTTTTTGCGTAAGCTAGAGGATCTGTCCAATCTACATCTTGACCCCACTGTTCAAACTCGTTTCCTGAGGTAGGTGTTGTAGGTGAAGGTGTTGGACCACCATCGTCACCACCAGTAGGTTGTTGTTCCTTCTGTGCTTTCTTTAGGGCTGAAGAACCCTGTACATAGTAAGGTGGCTTTGTGTACTGTTCATCAGAAGCAGGAACAATCTTAGTAGATCCTGCAGATGAAACAAATTGAACAATACGTCTATCACCAGTTTCTGCGTTTACGTATGTTTCAGTTCTAGTGATGCTATCACCTTGAGTACTAGCTTTATCAAAAACAGATCCACCAACTGTAGCCCAGTCTGAAGGATCAAAACTACTGCCACCTAATTGTTGTGCTTGCTGCATGTACTCATCAGACATTGTAAGAACACCTGCGTTAGCTTGTACAGGCGTAGGAGCAGGAGCACCAGCCTGTGGAGCACCACTCATGTTCTGTTGGATCTGCTGTGGAGTAAGAGGCTCACCACCAATTCTACCATTCTGTTCCATAGACTGCAAGCCTGTCTTGGCTTTATTACGTAAGTTCTCAAAGAAGTTGACTCCATAGTACCTAAGAACATCAGCAGGGACTACGTACTCACCTTCAGATAACATTGCAGGAATATCATCTCTGACTTCTTTAGCTAGTGAACCAGGAGGGATATCGTTACCAGAGACAGGATCTTTCTTCATGCCATCATCTGCAACACCACCATACTCAAACAACGACATCTGTTTCTGCATATTCATAACTTCACCACCTTTGTTAAAAACTGTAGGCTTTCCTGGTTTATCTTCTATTTTAAGTTCTCTTATCTTTTTAATTCTTTCTGCAGGAACATAAGAAGATTCTTTACCTGTCTCAGGATCAATTCTTTTATCACCTAGTTTAGCTTTTTTAGCTAGTACAAGAGGGCCAACTTGAATTACTTCTTCTGCTTCAAATACAGGCATCATGGTATCTTTATCATAAAAGAAGCTATGACGCTCTGGGTTAAAACCTACTTGAATCCATTCAGGATCGTCCATTAAAGAAAGAGCTTTTTCAAAAGCTTCATCATCAGATAAACCTTGCCATTTACCTTTCATAGTAGCAAAGGGTTGTTTATCTACCTCCCCTTTACCAACTTTACGCATTTTTTCATTTTTACGTACAGGGTCTTTACCTTCAATGTAAAACTTAACGTCTTTAAGAACAGCAGTTCGACCATACATATTTTTTCCTGCACCAGTAATCTGTGCAACCCAAATATCTCTCTTGTTATATGCAGGGATATCTAATCTAGCTGCAACCTCTGAACCTACTTCAACATCCTCTGTTAAACCAATAATACCTTTTGAAGCTTTATTCTGACCCAGTGCATCAAGACCACCAACCATATCCTCAAAAGAGGTAAGCATACCTTCAACATCTTCTTTTGTAAATTTTGTAGCAGGTTGGTTTTCACGAATATATCGTCTGTACTCTGGTCCAGACATTCTGTCTTCTTCAAGAGCTTTGATTTGTTCTGGAAATTTTCTAGTCTGTCTTCTTTTTACTTCTTGTTTTGATACGAGATCTCTTGAAGAGTAGTCTTTATCAGTATCTGAAATGCCTAGTTCTTTTCTTTTATTACTAACCCAAGCATTCCTTAACTCTTGGCTTTCAATCATAGCCAAAGCTTTTTCTTTATCAACGTTACTGGTACGTGATACCTTAGGAATATTACTTGCTACATCCATAACTTCGTCTGTTTGACGAGCCATGTCAGCACCTTTACGTATCATGTTCTTAGCTGCAGTACCAAGACCAGGGATCAATCCAATAGCCTCTGTTCCTACGAGCATACCAATCTTGACGTAGTTAGGTTCTTCTTTCTTAAGTTCGTCTTCAATCTCTGCAACAGTAAAGGCTGTACCTACACCAGGAAGACTCTCTAAAGCAAACTGACCTACATCCTTAAATGACTCTACAGTTTCATCAAGGTCAACAGGTTCTACACCATAGGCTCTGGCTAGTGCCAGTGGATCTTCTTCGTATACGTCTTGTACTGTTTTATCAGCCATACCACCCTCATTAAAACCCCTAAACTTACCAATTAACTTACTTAGATCTTTAGAGTATTGGTCTGGGTCTTCTCCTTCAGGAACTACAATGTAGTCACCTTTTTCTAAAGCTTCATCTAAAGCATTTTCTTTATTTAATACTGCTTTACCATTTTTAATTCTTACTCTAGGTACTAAAATATTTTGACCATTTAACTCATAGCTTTCTGTATGAGCAGCACCTTCTTCAGGATGTAAAGGATTATTTTGATCTATAGCTTCAAGAAACCATCCAGTATTTACAGAATTACGTAAAATGTAATTTTCTCTTTCTGTAAATTTATTATCCATTTACTTCTTCCCTAAGTCTTTTCAACCTACGAAGACAGGCCACATGTCCTTGCAACCTGTAAAAGTCTTCTGGTGTTGTAGTCTGTTCCATCTGGACATGGGCACGTTCAATTTTAGCGTCCATCTCTTCCAGGAATGCTTCCCATATGTCTTTATTATTTACGAGTAGTTTAAGGCTCATCCTTGCCCTTGTCCTGTGTTGGCTGAGAACCCTGGTTCACCTGGAGTAGGGGCACTGCCTGTGCCTATCTGACCTCCACCAGAACCCTGTGTGTCCTGTGCCTGTGCTCCTGCAGGTACTGCACCTTGTGGTGCTGCTCCTGGTGGTGCCTGAGGTGGTGCAGGGGGTGGATTAGCTTCTTGGAACTTCTTGAGGATCTCAGCTTGGATTGCTGCATCTTTCATGTCGTTTGCTACTTTATCAGGATCAAGATCCATTGAGTTAGCAATCTCTCTGATAATATAATCCATTTTAGCAAATGGTGCAAGTGCTGGATTCTGTACAACACCCAAGAACTGCATTAGACGTTGGCTACGTACTTCGTTAGCCATCAACGAGTTTGTACCTTCAGCTTTAACTTCTAGGTCACCCTTAATCTCAGGATCAAAGTCAAACTGCATGTTGAAGCTGAAGAATGCTTTAGCTAGTGGACCAAGTAGGTAGTCATCAATATTCTTTACGACAGTCCTAATGCTACCGTTGGCAGCAGACATAAGCATAGAAATACCAGAGGCAGTACGACCAACTCCTGATACGCCTGTCTGACCATGTGCGAAGGAAGGGAAGCCAGTTGATTCATCTGATAGTTGCCTTGCCTTGTCGAACATCTGCATGTTCTCGTTACTTACATTGGGGAACTTGGTGCCAAAGATGGCCTGTCCAGGTGCTCCCCCCATTCTGCGTAGGACTTTACCTGGGTATATAGACAGGTCTTGTCCAGGGGCTAGGTTTGTTTCGTCTACTTCGATAAGTAGATTACCTGATAGTGCAGCATTATCTACACTCATGCGCATAAACCCATTCATTAGGGTTTGTGTATCATCCATATTTTCCGCAATACCTATACCAAAGAATGAGTAAGGATTAATTTCGTATGGTACTGCGTAGTAAGGAAGGATTGCAGGAGTAAACGGATTCATTACAAGACGTAGAACTTGACCATTACAGATCCAGATATTGACTGACACTTGGTCTTTGTCTTTCAATTCTTTTGGAATGTCTACGTCATGATCTTTTAGAATGTCTGTGTCAACGTAGCCCCAGAACTCTAGTACAGAATATCTTTCTGCTCTAGTCTCTTGGTCTGCGTCTTCCATGACCTGCTCCCACCACTCTTTGGTGTAGGACTCACCAAGATCAATAGCTAGATCAATGGCGTTAGATCTGAAGAAAGGTCTGTTCTTTAGACCTCTCATTTGAGAACGAGACATCTTATGACGTTCTACAACGTATT